CCGTCGATTGCCAAACCACCTTCAGAATGATCACCAATCATTGTGAACTTGAAGCCCAAGAAGGTATCAATTTCACCATTCACCAAAGCCTTAACTGAGTTAAAGTCGGCAGATGTGATTGCTGTTTCACCAAGAAGCGACTCAAGGCCAGCAGCCGAAACAAGGAAGCAACGACCGTCCGCAGGAACATTGTTCTTGTCCAGATACCGCTTTGCAGTGCGGAGCTTGGTAAGGTTGAGGTTGGTGTCAGTGCCACCGATGTCATTGCTGACAGTCAACGATGTGCTGGAAGCAGCAAGCGCATCCAATACCAACTGATCCATACGACGACCAATCGAGCCGGAGACAACCTGAACAAGCTCACGACGCTCGTCAAAGTTAACCTTCACCTGATGGAAGATGTCGCTGTATTCAGCAGCATTGTAGTCGCTCATCGTTGCAGTGACCTGCGAATATGAGATGTTAAGTGGTGTAACGTCCGTCTGAGGAACCCGAAGTGTGGCAGAACCTTTGCCAATCTTAGGGAACTTTACGGTTGAGCCTTCCACGTTCTGACGTTCACGGACGAGACCAGACAGGAGGCGTTGCCCCTGATATGCCTGCTTCACTTCCGCATCGAAGAGCGTGACAAAGGCTGAGGAAATGCCCTGTGCCATGTTAAATCTCCAAATTGCGTTTCATGTGATAATCGTTCGTGATTGTCCTTACGGGTCACCTAACTAAGTATCCGGTCGTGTACGAAACATGATTGTCGGACGGAGGACAATTAGATCATCCGTCCGATGTTGTCAATTATGGTGCATAGGCTTGGTCACCGAAGGCATTCTGGAACATCTTCTCTACCTTGCGTGTGAATATCATGTCCTTGCCGTACTTTGGATCTCCGACCATAGCATAAAGATCTTCTCTGGAGACTCCGGTTTCCGGTGTTACATCAGTTGTCGGGATCGACATCTCGCCTGATGCTTGCCTGATCTTGTTCAGCGCAGAGACGAACGCTGCCGAGGTAGACGCCTTGGCGATTGCATTGGTTTCTGATTCATTCAACACAGACCGACTTAGTTTGGTAAGCCACTGGTTGTTAGCCTGAATGATATCATTGGCCCGATTGCCGAGCTTCTTGATCTCTTCATCACGGCTGACAGTGACGTTCTCAAAAGCCTGACCAGCTTCCTCAATGTAGATAGAAGCCAGCTTGTCGAACGCATCCTGCGAGATTCCAAGTTCTTTGGCTGTCGAGATGTAGCGTGACAGCATTGGATCATCATCAGGAACATTCAAGTTCTTGAATAGGCTTGCATCGTAGTTGCCGTCCTTGGGTGCTTTGTGCTTGCCTTGAGAAAACTTGGTTCTCAGTTCCTGATAGGACTTGGCAAGGGCTTCTACGTCTGGCCCTTCTTCTTCTGACCAGAAATTCTCAGGCCAATAGTCTGGTCTGACAAGTGCTTCCTCTGGAGTATCAGGTTCTTCAGCCTGTTTTGCTTCCATTTCCTGTGCGGTGAGTTCGCGGTGAGGTACTTCAATCTGTACCGCCACTTCCTCTTCCTTAGTTACTGCTAACAGGCTCTGGTTGTCAGCAGTCTCGCTGGCCTGAGTTGTCTGTTCTTCTTCAATCATCTAGTCCTCGCTCGTTTTATACGCTCCTCAATTAACCGAACAACAGAGTTCTGGCCTTCCCTTGCATAGCCATGCGAAGCATCTTCACCCGGAGTCCAAGTTGGCTGCTCAATGGTCTTATTGCGTAGGTCGGTTAAGACAATCTGTCCTGAGTCGGTACTGAACACACGGGCGTAGTGTGCATCCATTTCTGCTAAGTGGTCTTTGCCTGTAACATTGACAACATCACCATCAATATCGTTCCAATCCATTATGGCATTCCTACTGGCTTATCTTCTTCAGTTGCAAACGCTGGCTTACCCATTTCCATTCGCATTCTGGCGTGTTCAATCGCCTTTTCCATAATGCCTTTTGGCATCTTGTCAAAAAATGTTTTTGCAGTTGGGTCTGCATTGACTAGATAATCAACCTGTTGCTTTGATAAGCCTGGGACTAATAGTGGGATTTCTGTTTCTTTCCCACCCATATTCACACCAACAGATAATTCCGTTGATACATTGCCATCAGGTCTTTTAATAGCACCATAAAACCCCTGTCCTTTATTGGTTTTATCTTGTCTTTGACCGTAACCAAAATCTGTATTGCTCACTGCAATGCCCTCATAAGTGCTGGTTGGTTGCTAAGTTGCTCTGGTCCCGCAGAAGCCTGTGGCTGAGGCATAGCACCCTGTTGCTGCATCTGCATCTGCTGCGCTGCCTCTGCCATCTGCTGCATGATCAGCTCACGCTCGTCTGTCGTTGTCAGAAGTTTTGTAGGAATACCAAGTTTGTCTGCGATGTAATCAATGATTGCATCTTTCTTGATAGCAATCTGTGCTTCTGGCCCCATAGACGCAGTGATCTGCATAAACTGTAACAGATCATTCAACTCATCCATGTTCTGCGCTTGAGCCAGTGGCGAAATCGGTACTACCTTGACCTGCTGACCATTTACCTTGAGAGGCATCATGATCAAGCCGATTTCATCCATCAAGAACAGGATTCTTGATACGATTGGCAGCATTGCCTCGGTAATCAGGCGACCAAACGCCGCCCCAAGGTTCTGTGCTAACTCGTTCCTGCGCTGTACGACCTCGGTAGCCGACCGAGCAGACATATTATCTGGCGGCAGGGTGTCGTCGAGCAGCATTTTCTTAATGTTCATCCGCAAATCGTTCATAATGATCTGCGAAACATTAAAGTCAGATGCTTTTGTGAGCGGCATCAGGCTTGGACCCTGCGGTCCACCATTACGAGCCACCGGAATAATCGCACCTGGTTGGATTTTGATGGTCTGTACGTTGATTACGCCATCATCTGCCGCTGTATATACACCTGCAACAGCCAAAGCAGCGTTCTTCAAGACCAGTTCAACGGTCTTGTTAAGGGTCTTCACATCAGGCATAGCCGCAATCAACGGCCCACGACCATAGACTTCGCCAGCAACCTTCATATATCGGGCAACGATCCAAGGTGAGACCTTCATTGTCCGATAGACAAGCTCTGACTTACTTTTCTCATGGATCACATGGTAACAGTAGATGTTATCCTGCTTGTTGTAGACAGTTGCTTCCAGCAGTTCGACATCTTCAGTCGGCTTTTTATCAATCATGAGCTGCAATGCAACGGGGATCTTGGCATCTGTCCACTGACGGCTGATTGCCTCGCCCTTTACACGCATCTTGCGATAAACATTGTCTACCGTCCCATGAGGTCCTTCTTCAAGACTGACAAGATATTGAGGAACCGCTGTAAACCTGATCGGAATGGACTCATCGCCAGGCTGAATGAGCATGACAGCCGTACCCACAGATAGGTCCAGTAGAAATTCCGACATCGCCAGATCAAAGTTAGTTTGTCTGATAAGCGAGAACATTTGTTCATTATATGCGTCCAGAACACGTTGGATCTCCCCTCTACGTTCCAATGGGATCTCGTTACCAGCCTGTAATCTGCACCAAGCACGGTACGGAGGGAACAGACTGGACTGGATCTTGTTAGCAAATCGCTGTGTCGAATGGATGGCAGTCGAATCAAAGACCTTACTCATCTTCTTTTGACCGGGAACGCCCCCTTCATAGAAGCCATCATACAGATTGCGCTGTGGCAATGCGTATTCATAGCACTCCTGATAGATCGTTCTCCACTCATCCTTGCGAGCAGATGCAAGCGATGAACGCTTCATGATGTCTTCTACATTCATCCTTGCCATAACTTAATCCTTAATCATCGCCGCGCACTAGCAGGATGCAAGTTACGCTTGTTGAAGCACCGCCGCCAGTTGCTTTTGGACGGACATACAATGGTTCCGTATCAAATGCAGCCATGCCAGCAGCCGTAAATGTAACACCACCAGCGGCATTCTTTTTAGAAGACGCGACAAAATTTGTGCCATCAATAGAACCGTCGAACTCGACAGTTGCAGCATTGAACGTGCCAAGGACTTGGGCGGTCAAATGATGTTTGCCATCCAGAAAGATAGCGGTTCCGACATCATTGTTAGCCATGCCAGTCCATGTATACACAATCCCTCCATCTGTAGCTGTATTCGTATGCTGGATCGTTGCCATGATTATTTCCCTTTAGGCTTTGCCTTACCAATGGACGGCTTTGCCTTACCGGCACTGGACATTGCCATAGCAATAGCCTGTTTTTGGGGATACCCCTTTTTCATTTCGGCACGAATGTTGGTAGACATTGTCTTCTGTGAGGAACCTTTTTTCATTGGCATTATAGTCTCCATCTATCTTGTGGTTAATCTTTCATATTCTTTATTCTGGCACTGAGAGCAGCGGCTTTCTGCTTTGCATCCGCGCTTGATGATGCTCCCCAAGCCCTAAGAGCTAGTAGTTTTCTAGTCGGTTTGCCCTTCTCGTCAAAGTCTGGCCCCTTAACTCCTGCCATTCTCGCCAAGAAACTGGCCTTCCGTCCTAGTGCCTCACGACTTTTAGGCGCACCTTTGACGGGAGCCTTCAAGTTAGAGCCTTCAGTGCGCTTGAAATACGCCCGTCCAGCAGCATTCAGGCCACCTTCAGGGTTCTGGTATTTCTTGGCAACCATTGGTTACATTCCGCTCAGGCTTGAAGATAGCCCAGTCTCAGGATTCAGACGCTCAGGGCTGAGAAGCTGACGCATACCACCATACTGACGAGACCTGATTGACGCCGCTGTGCGTGCGCCAGCCTCAGACTCTTGAGCAGTAATACGAGCTTCTTGTTCAGCTTGCAGTTTTGCCTGTGCCTTTTGAGCAGACGTATCTATTTTAGGAGCCAGAAAACCCATGATTAAACCTCGTATATATATGGCAGTCTACACCATCAGGGGTATATGCCGTTAGAGTTGCCTCATAGTCGAACCCGATTAGTCTGGCCCAACGCATCGCTGGACTATTATCATTTCTGACAACAATCTGCAAACGACGTAAATAGGACAGTTGTGTCGTATATGATACAAACATCTTGGCTTTGCGTGTCAAGTCAAGTGCGTTTTGCTTGGCGAGGTCGTCACTTTTAAACATCCATAGTTCATAGGTGCTGGGCCAGAGTTGGAATATCCCAGAGGACAGGATGATCTTGTCGTCGATCATTACTGTCATGCTAGGATAGGCGTCGGCATATGACTGGATACGCTCGTTAAAGTCAGGCAAAGCCGACGCTGCTCTGCGATCAAGCTCCGATAGCTGCATCATGTGGATGTGTCCGTAGTGAAACGGCACAACTCTTATCCTGTCGCTCAGATTTAACTCCGCTATGAAGTCATCTGGTACGATCATGCGAAGATCTCGAAGTCGTGATTGGCTATTGTCGCTCTTGGTTGTGATCTACCCATCATGTGGCCCCGTGTCAGTGTCCTGAACTCGCCACCGCCAAGCATCAAATAGCCGTATGCGTCACCAATATGCGAGTGTTCGTTCTTGTTTGGGGCGTCTTTGAACCTGTCTGTCCCGCCACCGACACCAACTCGCTTGAAATGGTAGCCGCCAGCGAGGGATTTACGCAATCTTTGGCAATCATGGGCAACGATTATGCCAGGTTTGCCATCAATGAACCTCTGCATTGGCAGCGCACCAGCCTCACGGCGCACCATAAAGTCGTTGGATGCCGTAGGTTGAGCATTCAATCCAAGTGTTTTGAGGTAATCGAACGCTGTAACCTCAAAGATCCCGTCTCTAGCAACACCAGCAGGATCTCCCCAGATAAAAATCTGTGCTTTTGGGAATCTTGTCTGTATGTCGTGGATTAAAATCTGCCCGAAACGCTCCAGACCCATGCTGAATGACACGATTTCATGCAGGATATGCCACCGACCGTTCCGCATTTTCTGTCCGATGACTGCCGCTGGCGTCAAACCAAAGTCCAGACCTACTTGGATTGGCACACTAGGGTCGTAATCCAGCACCTCTACGCTCATCAGGCTGTCTGTGTACTCAGGCCATACGGCTTTGCCTTCCTGTACATACACATATTCGCCACCAATGTAGCATCTGATCCAGTCAAGGTTCTTGCCACCGAGCTGCTGCTCGTAATAGCCTGGTGGAAGGTTGCCTACGTTCTCTGCGTCTGGGTTCATCGTCCAGAACCTACCTGCCGCCGGCAAGGCTCCTGGTGTATCTCCGGTGCATTCCAACATTCCTGACGGCTGCTTGAAGAACGACCACTTGTACTTGCCTCGGATAGGCTCTTTCTCTGCTAGGCGATACCACCAATGGTCATTATCCATAGGGTTGGTATCTGCCCAGATGCCACGCCAAGTAGGGCCACCGTGCTGTTTGGTTGGATAGCGGCCTACACGATGTGTTAAGCCTTGGATAACGGCTAGTGGCAATTCCCGTGCCTCGTTTACCCATGCTCCGGTCAACTCAAGGGACAGCAACTTCCTGACATCCTTGGGCTGGTCGAGAGCAAGAAAGATAACCTCGCAATCAACGCCTGGAATACCGTCCCTACCTGGCAACTTTAGATGATGGGTGATAGGCGGTGACCATCTCATTGGTCCCCAGACATCTTCAGGGAAGAGTGTACCCCACGTCTTGATAGTAGTCGTCCGTAACTCTGGATACGAGTTTCTGACAATCACGAATCTGGTATAGCGCACGTTATCAATCGGCGATGGCTCTTGCTGTACGGCCTTCAGGAAGATTTCGGCAGCGCAACCATACGACTTGCCACTACCTACCGGGCCGAGCAATCCACGAAAGAACGATGTATCGTGCAAGAATTCCCAGGTAGTGGGAGCTTGCGTAAAATCAAGATCCAGGCCACCGAGAGTTACGTCAGACGTATCAGACGATCTCGGCGATTGCTTCCTCTTCATTGGCTTCTTCATCTAATGGACTTTCTGTAATGGTATAATTGGTGACTACCGGACCTTTTAGATTAATACCCATGATTGTAGGACGCGCATCATCACTGAGGTTCTCCAATAACCCGTAATGCTTGGAGAGCAACCGCAAAGCCGACATCTTGTCGTGCATTTCCACTTCAATCTCATTCCCATCCTTAGTCGGCCTGATCTTTATCTTCTTAATTGCCTTCCGAGTATGCTCCGGCAAATCATAACTGGGAATAACACTAACTCCTCCAGTCTGATCCCACGACAACACATCAGTAATCTTGGAAGAGCCAAGTATTTCCAGCTCTTGCAACACCGCCTCCTTCTTTCCATCCACCCTGTTGGAACTCAAAACACGTCTAAACTGTCTAACACTGGTCATTTATGTAAATCTCCTGTTGATAAGCCCCTAAAACCCCCTTGACACTATTTACAAAACATACACGAACCCCTTATAACCCGAAGGGTGTCCCCAATATAAAGAGTAACACCCAAGGGTATGTGTGTTCCGACACACATGAAACAACCATGCTGGTAAGCATGAAGAAGAAGCGGCAACCGAGAAGAGTTCCTGAGCGACATTAAAAACACCCTACGAAAAACGAGAAAAAAATCGTGCCTGAGACCCCGTACTAGCGCGGACGGGGCGGGGGGGAAGGGGTGGCCTGAGAGAAAGCACCCCCGTCGATGAGCTGCTGTAGGCCACTAGGTACAGAGCCTTTGAGCTTGAGCCATTGAGAGACCGCAAGCGATGCCTGATCCCTGAACTGAGCGATCGAGATACCTGACGAGACGAGCGATGAGGCGGGAAGGAATTGAGATTGAGTAACGGTAACGCCATAAGTGTTTAGTATTGACCTGAAACAATTCTCAATCCCTTGAACCCTACCGTTATGAATGTGATCAGTGTTTAGATCACTGGCTTTTGGTGATAGCTCTGCCTGATCTGTTGCCCTGATATTGTATGCCAGCGCATCCATCAGCTGCTCGTCTGTTGGTAGTGGATCAGTCTCACTGTAGAGCACTTGATAGCGGTCAGTCAGCCACGGTGATGATTGGCCTTTGAACCATTTCGGCTCCAACCTGCGTATCAACCCGTAACCCTGAAGCCTCCTGATACTAGCCTGAATGGCAGCGACGCCTATGCCAGTGTAGTGGCTGATCGTTTGATGTGTAGGGTGTGCAACACCTGAGCTGTTAGTGTGTAGG